GTACTATCCTGCCCGGGTGGACTATCTCGGCGAGCCGTGTCAGCCGCTCATCGGGCACGGTTATCACCCCGACATTAGGCTCAATGGTGCAGAAAGGAAAGTTTGCCGCTTGCGCCTTTGCGCTCGACAGGCAGTTGAACAGCGTGGATTTGCCCACGTTGGGCAGGCCCACGATACCGCATTTTAATGCCATATATTTGTATTTATTTTGTATTCAGTCATTTACGGATTTCTTGGTTTTTCTCCGACAATAAATCGGCTCGTGTAAGGATGCTCAAATGCACCATTTCTCGGAGTTCTTTGGGTGCGTCAAGCACATTGTCAATGACACTTTCCCGATAGTGAGGACATTCAAGCACACCGACTTTCTCGGCGTAAGTGTACACTTTGTGGAACAGTCTGGCCTTGTCCCTGTCGGTTCTCGGCATATTGTCAGGCAGGCACACAAGCAAACGGCATCCCCATCCTTTTACGGACGAAGATAGTCTGCAATGGTTTTTATCCGCCGACCAGTCATCGCAGCACCTACGCACAAGTTCACTCATTGCCACATCTGTTAATCAATGCGTGTTTATCCGTATGATTACCGGAGATCATCTTCATGCGCACGTTTATTTCCGTTTCCTTGCGCATAAGTTCTATCTCACGCCTGTGCAGTTCGGCCTCACGCTCCGTGAGCCGTTCCATTCTCGCAAGAAGCTCGGTCTGCATTTCAAGCACCTTGGCGAGAAGCGCTGAAGGGTCGGATGGAAGCTGGTTTGCTGGCGAGACAGGAATGTCGGTCTGCAACACCGGACCTTCGCCGGTGTAAAGGTATTCCTTGCGGATTTGGGGAAAAGCGGCGATGATCTGGTTGACCACGCCAGGGTTGAACTTCTTGGTGCGGCCACGCACCAAGTCGTAAATTCGCTGGTAAGCTATGCCTGTGGCGGCGGCGAAATCAGTGTTTCCCAGTTTCAATGTCTTGAGGACAGTGGCTATTATGACTTTTGCATCCACGTTGTTCTCTGCGTACTCGCTTTCTTTCATATATAATAATGTGAATAACATTCTTCATCTATACGGTTTACCCACCGTATTTGGGAGTTATGATGATTTTCTCGTGAAAAAGATATTGAAAAATTTGCGTGAATGATAATTATTCCGTATCTTTGCACTTGAAAATAATAATAACAACGACAAAGTTAAGAAAATTGCCGTTCCTGTGCAAATAAGAAATATACCTAAAAACAACAAATGGCAGCATTTGCATTTGCGTTAGGTGTCATTAAATAACAAAATTAAAAATTGGAGGAAATATGAAAGAAATTGCCAAAAAGCCAATATCTGGCGAACTCCGCAACCTTAGGGTCGGAGGCACAGTGGTCTTCCCGATGGAGCAAAGAAGCTCTGTGATGTCTGTCATCAGCCGTCTGCGAAGAGACCTTATCCGTGAGAGATGGAACTGCGCCGTGAAAGAGAGACGCAGCAGTTTCGAGTTGGTCGTAACGCGCATAAGTTGACATGGCATCATTGAGCGAGACCGAGCTGGCGGTGGCGGAGCAATACTGCCACGGGCTGACCGACAAGGAGATTTCGTCCGCTCTTGGCAAGCCGATATGGACTGTCAGGACGCACAAGAAGCACATCTACAGGAAGCTGTCGATAGCCACGACCCATGAGCTTGTCTTGTATATGGTTTCTTTGTTTGTCGGCAAGGAGTGGAATCCGAAAGAGCTGCGGCGCAGAGGTTTGGCGGCGTTGCTTCTTGGATTGTTCTGCGTGTTCCTCTCCATGGAGCGCCAATGCAACTATGAGAGAAGCCGGCAGATAAGGATAGAGTGCAGAGAAAGGGATATAAGGAATGAGCGGGCTTAGCACGGAGATAATGGCTCAGAAGTTCGAGTCCGTCTTGGAGCGGACACGGGGCATGACGTTCTCGTGGTCTGTGGCTGTCCGTCTTGTCGGCGGCAGGAAACGGCTCGAAAGGCTGATGCTCGAAGAGAAAGTCCGTTACGAGAAACCCTTTGGGGCAGCCAATACGAAATGGCAGTTTGCGGCAGACGACATTCTGAACAACATCAAACCGCTTCCAGTGGCGAGAGTTAAATTATCGTAAATCCCGATTTGAGAGGTCTTTGGAGTAGCGAAAGGCGAAAAATTCAGAGCCGAAGCAGTGAAACAAGGCACATTCGGGGAGTAACGAAATGGATTATCAAAGTTCCTATGCAAAATAAGCAAAAATACAAACATTCAAAAATTTAGATTATGGTACTAATTAAGAAAAGAAATGAGTTGGACGTTAATGTCCGAATCAAGATGCTCATCTACGGTCAGCCTGGCATCGGGAAGACGACATTGGCACTAAGTGCGTCCAATCCCCTTTTGGTAGATTTCGATGGTGGTGTCAACCGTGTTGACTATGATTTCATCAAAGACACCGTGCAAGTAGAGAAGTACGAGGATATTTTGTCGCTCCTCAACGAAGAGAATTTGTCCCCATACGAGACCCTCATCATTGACACGGGCGGCAAGATGTTGGATGCAATGGGAGAATACATCATCCGACTCAATCCTAAGATGGCGAAACGAAACGGCTCTCTAACATTGGAGGGTTACGGTCAGCGCAAGCGGGAGTTCACATCCCTTATGAAGCTCATCGACAGCAAGAAGAAGAACATCGTCTTTGTCGCCCACAGACAGACGGAGAAACAAGGTGAGCTTACTCGTTACGTTCCGTTGTTCGGTGGCTCTAACTACGACAGCCTTGCAACAGAGCTTGACCTCATTGGCTATCTCGTTGCTGATGACAGGAAACGCACAATCACATTTGACCCAACATCGGAGTCAGAGGGGAAGAACACTTGCAATATGCCTGCCATGATGGATATACCGTCACTGAAAGACGAGAAGGGCAACATCATTGGAGAGAACAACTTCTTGGAAGAAAAGGTGTTCAAGGCATACCGCAACAGACTGATTGAGCGTTCAGCGGAGGGAGAAGCCTACAAGAAGCTCATGGAGGACATCGAAAACGACATCGCCATCATAGCCGATGTTGACGAAGCCAACAATTATATACAAAACGTAAAGACAGGGTACGAGCACATAGGCAACTCCCTTGCCGTTGCAAGGACAAAGTTCATGAAACGCTGTGCAGACCTTGGCTTGGTATTTAACAGAGAGAAAAAATGCTATGAGAAAGCTGCTGCAGCAGAGGGGAAGTGATTACGCATTCTATGCGACACTCCTTGACGCTTTCCAAAACTACCTCGACACCGATGAGCTTTGGGAGAAATATTTCGGACACTCCGAAGACCCGAAGTTCTCGGCTGACGAGTGGGCGGACAAACAATTTGTTGAACTCATCAACAAGATAAACCGTGTTCCGTTCACCAACGAGGCGGTTGAGAAAGGCACGGCGTTCAACAATGTCATTGATATGTTGGTTGCTGGCCAGAGCGAAAACAAGAAGTTTGTTTTGCGAAAGGATGAAGAGAAGAAACTGATACAGATTGCAGAGCGTACAGAGTCCGTAAACGAGAATGGCGAGCAACAGGAAGTTCTTGCAAACGTAAAGTCATTCAATCTTGACATAGCCATGGAGTTCGGCAACTACTACCAAGGCGCAGTGCCGCAGTTCTTCACGAAAGGAACGATAGAGACTTGCTATGGTAACGTTGACCTATACGGATATATCGACTATCTCATGCCGTTCAGCGTCCACGACTTGAAGACCTGCAAGTCGTATTCGGCTGGCTCCTTCAAAAATCACTGGCAGCATATTGTCTATCCTTACACACTAAGGCAGGGTGGTATCGAAGTAAGCACTTTCGAGTACAATGTCACTAATTTCCGTGAGACATTCACGGAGCTGTATGTGTTTAAAGAGGAGAGGGATGTGCCCAAGCTCCGTGAGATGTGCGAGTCGTTCATCCGCTTCATCAACACGAACCGCAGCCTCATCACAGACAAAAAGATATTCAATAACAAAGGATAAGATTATGGCAAACAGCAAATTGGTTGGCTCCATCAACCTTGCGAGGTTGAAGAATGTGGGCATAATGAACGTGAAAGGGCAAGGCTCCACGAAAAAATGTATAGTAATCCCCATTGAGGACAATGACATATATATTAAGGTGGAAGAACGCACCACACAGGAAGGGGTGGCGTACACGAGCAAGCTCTATGCCTTGGGCGTTGAGGTTTACGAGAAGCGTGAGACAGACCAGCACGGCAACTCGCACCACGCTAAACTCTCGACATCAAAGGAATGGATAAACAAGCACACCCAGCAGGAGCTTGACGAGAGGAACAAGGTTTATCTCGGGAATTTCAAGGTCATGGAGATACCGAGCACGAACCAGGCATCCACTATACAGGCTCCGGTTATGGAGGCGCAGACGGATGACGATCTGCCGTTCTAAGACATGGGTGTCGTCATCAAGTTAGACAAGTCGGCAAGGGGCACACGGCTAAGCGAGTCTCTTGTTGATGCCGTGGAGTCCCTTCCAGAGGGGAACTACAACATCTACATAGAGAGACGTGGATACGTCCGCTCCGTCTCGCAGAACAAGCTCTTCTGGATGTGGATGACCCAACTGGAGTATTGGTCGGGAACGCCGCGAAAGGTGTGGCACGACTATTATGTGGCAAAGTTCCTGCCTCCCGGCAAAAAGGAGACGAGCGGATTAAGCAGGGATGCCATGTCGCATTTCATGAACCAGATACAGGCTGACACCCAGACGGAATGGGGCATGACCCTGCCCTCTCCCGATGACATAGACACTTACAACGCCTTTGTCGGAGAGTTCATTTTTAAGTAACACAATTCAAAAAATAAAATTTATGAGAAGCAAGTTAAGTATTTGGTTTGAAACCAAAGTACGCTA